AGAACCGCAGAACAACCAAGAATCAAACCAAGCAAAGAGCAACTTAAGCAAGAATACAAACAGATGTTAGCACTTGTTGAGCATAACGGATCAAGGCCAGCGAAATGCAATCCGATAACCGAAGCGGCTAAACAATTTGGCTACACTCGACCCGGAATAGCCAGACTTATGAATGGTAAAGTTGACCGTTGGAAGCCTCAACATTTTATGATTTATGATTTTCTTAAAGCATATTTAACATAAATTAACACTTTAGTTGAAAATATTATTTTGAGGTAATGAAATTAAGTGTACATTTGTCCTATCAAATAATAACAACAACTAAAAACAAAACTAACATGACAACAGAACAATTAAAAACTAAAAAAATTACATTAGCAACTTTAAAAAGCTTTATAAATAAAAATGAAGTTTATATAAAAATGGAATCTTCATTTGATGGCATGAGTGACATGATTGAATATGATAAAAATGCAAAGTATATGCCTGCTCAAAAAACAGATAACAATGTTAAAAACACACTTGGACTTAATGGTTTATGGTTAGTAGGTAGTTCAAGAAATTATTTTAGATACTTTGAAGATGAAAATTTTTATGGTATAGATGTTACCAACTGCTGCGGAAGTTCTTTAATAGCAGTTAAAAAATAAAACAAACAAAGGGGGCTAAACACCCCCAATTTACTAACCCAATAAAAACAAACTAACATGAAATCAATTCACATCACAAAATCAATCACCACAGTTACTACGTGGGAAAACAAACAACAAAATCAAAAGATTGAACACGAATCAGATTCACAACACTTTTACTTTTGGGATGATGGCAAAATAGCGGCATCATTTGAGCAAAAGGATGCAGCCGACATACTTAAGAAATGCGATGCGCTAATTAGTGCTGGATTTAACGAAATGGATTTAAGCGGTCAAGACTTCATCCCTAACAATGCATTCTTATCAATAGTGCTTTCACAATACTTGCACGTTCCCAAAGTAGATACAATTCACAATAATTCTAATCATAATTAATACAATAAATCAAATGACAATCAAAGGCACAATTAAGCGCATAGGCGCAACGACAACAGTTAGTGATGGAAAATTCTCAAAGAGAGAACTAATACTAACCACAACAGACCAGTACCCGCAAATCGTATCAATCGAACTGCAGCAGAAATCCTGCTCAATAGCGGATGACTTAAAAGTAGGGCAAGACATTGAGGCTTACATCAACATCAGAGGTCGTGAGTGGACATCACCACAAGGTGAAGTTAAGGTGTTTAACACGATTGCGTGTTGGAAAGTGGATGCGAATCCGTTTACACAGACAAACGATCCGCAGGTGGAGTATTCAAAGCCAATTTCAAACGATGATTTATTTTAACCCTTAAAAACAAATAACAATGAACACACAATTATCAATCGTACAACAACTGCCAATTTCAGAACTTATGAACTTGGCCAAAGCATTCGCAGAAAGCGGAATGTTTGCCGACACGAAATCAGCTGCTCAGGCAATAGTTAAAATCCAAGCAGGGCAAGAAATCGGCATACCTCCATTTGCCTCAATGACTGGCATTCACATTATACAAGGAAAGCCGACCATCGGTGCTGGTCTTATTGCATCAAGACTTAAAGGTAGCGGTAAGTATGACTATCGTGTTATAGAAGCATCTGAAAAGGTTTGCAGCATTGACTTTTATCAAGGTAACACAAAAATTGGTAATAGCACATTCACAATTGAGGATGCAAGGAAAGCACTTACAAAAAACATTGATAAGTTTCCAAAAAATATGCTATTTGCAAGGGCTATCAGTAATGGTGTGAAATGGTATTGTCCAGACATCTTTAGCGGGCCAGTTTACGTTCCAGAGGAAATGCAAGTAGTAACAACTGAAGAAGCTACACACATCGAAGTTGACACAACAATTGATGAAATCATTAATGACATTCAAGTTTGTGTTAGTTTAAATGAATTACAAGCTATTTGGAAAGCAGTTCCTAAAGACATTAAACTTGACCTACGAGTGTTGGCTGCCAAAGATGATATGAAAGCTAAATTAACAACTATTTCATTAACACCTAAAACCGAAGCATAATGAAACTAACAATCTATCAAATTGAGCAAAATTACAATCAGTTAGCTGAAGAACTAATCGAAAATGGCGGGGAACTTACCCCGCTTTTAGAGGAGCAGTTAGCAATTACTGAAGAACAACTACAGAATAAATCAGTAGCTTATTCATTTGTTATTAAGCAAATGGATGCTGATGTTGACATTATTGATGCTGAAATAAAACGATTGCAGGCAGCAAAGAAGCAGCGTGAAAAGGCTTCAGAATACCTTAAGGAGAGAATAAAACACGCAATGGATTTATTCAGCATTGATGAAATCAAAACACCATTAGTCAAGATTAACTTTCGCAAATCGGAAACTGTTGAGGTGGTTGATGTCAACCAACTTCCTGCTGCATTCAAGGTGGTTAAAGTAACAGAACAAGCAGATAAGGCTGCTATTAAAGCAGCATTAAAGGATGGTGTTGAGGTTGCTGGATGCAGCATTGCAACACATCGTAACTTGCAGATTAAGTAATTATTACTTATATTTGCATTGTTGTTTCGGTCTCACATTATAGAAACATAACAGTATTGGCCCTTATAGAGGCGCAAGGAAGTGAGACCCTTTGCAAATCTTTAAGGGCTTTTTTAATTTTAACACAATGAAAATATTTTTTATAAAGTCACCAACTGGCAAAGTTTACACACTAAACGCTGATACAAAGTTTCACGCTATACAAAAAGCAATAGTGAAAGATGATTTTAAATATACCTCAAACCAATACAAATAATGAAAGATACATTTATAATACGTTCAGAGTGGTATCCTGCCATCTCCAAGTTAAACGATACCCAAAAAGCAATCATATTAACAAACCTATTCAAATTCCATTCCGATGGCGAAGTTGACCTATCTGATGCGTTGGTTGAATTAGTCTGGTCATTCATTGAGCCTAACCTTATACGCAATATGGCCAATTATGAAGACCGTGTCAAGAAAGCCTCTGAAAATGGCAAAAAAGGAGGCAGGCCGAAAAGCGAAGAAAACCTAAATAAAGGGTTGGCTTTTTTGGAAACCAATAAAAAGCCAATTGAAACCCTAAATGTAAGTGTAAGTGTAAGTGATAGTGTAAGTGTAAATGAAAGTGATAATGTGAGTGATAAAATAGGCGCACCCGCCCGCAAGGATTTTCTTTCTTTTTGTCAAGCATTAGATATAGACTTTGATAAGTTAAAAGAAACTATTGAAGAAAAATATAACACTTGGATTAAAAACGGATGGAAAGATGGTAATGGTAAGCAGATTGATGACTGGCAGCAGAAAATTAAAAACACTTTACCATATTTAAAGCCAATGCCGAAAAAACAAACAAACAACGATATAGTAAAAGCAAAAGGTAACTGGGGAGGTAAGAATGCAAAATAATAAAAAGAAAACAGTGCGCATTGATGATGATGCTAATATTGAATGGGGCAAACTACCACCACAAGCAGATGACTTGGAAGTGTCAATAATAGGTGCAATTCTTATTCGTGCTACCTGCATAGATGAGATTGTTGACTTTTTTAGACCAGATATGATGTACAAAGAAAGTCACAAGATTATACTTGAAGCAATCTACACACTTTATAAACTTTCAAGTCCCATAACAGTCATTACTGTCAACACCGAGTTGAAGCGCACAAGTAATTTAGAAAAGGCTGGAGGCACATATTACTTAACAACCCTATGCAACAAAGCAGATTTTAACGTAGAATACAATGCAAGGATAGTATTTCAAAAATACACGCAGAGAGAATTAATATTGATGTCTGCAGGTATTATAAAAGAAAGCTACCAAGATAACGTAGATGCGTTTGAAATGCTTGAGAAAGGCCAGAATATGATTGACAAAGTAACACAAACTATTCACGTTGGAAAGTTTGACAATGTTACCGACTTATTTTTTGAATCTGAAAAGCGCAATATTGAAATTAGGTCAAAGCAAGGCATTAGTGGTGTGCCAAGTGGTTACTTTGATATTGATGCTATAACGGGTGGATGGCAAAGCTCCGATTTAATTATATTAGCAGCAAGACCAGGAATGGGTAAAACTGCTTTTGTTTTAAACATCGCACGAAATGCAGCAGTTGATTTCAATGAGCCAGTGGCTTTGTTTAGTTTAGAAATGTCATCAATGCAGTTAATGAATCGCTTGCAATCAGCCGAAAGTGAAATACCTTTGGAGAAGTTTATGCGAACTGGACTTAATGATGAGGAGGTGCAACATAAGCGTTTAAAGTGCCAAAGGTTAGTTGATAGTAAAATATTTATTGATGACACTCCCGCAATATCGGTGTTTGAGTTAAAAGTTAAACTTAAAAAACTTAAACGTGACCATAATATTAAACTTGCAATTATTGATTATATTCAGCTAATGACTGCGGGTAAGGTTGACAATGTTAATGGCCGAGAGCAAGAGGTTGGATATATTTCGCGATCATTGAAAGGCATTGCTAAAGAGTTAAACATTCCGATTATTGCATTATCACAATTAAGCAGAAAAGTTGAGGAACGTGCCGATAAAACACCTATATTGTCAGACCTGCGTGAGAGTGGAAGCATTGAGCAGGATGCCGATATGGTTACTTTCTTATTCAGACCAGAGTATCACGGAATAATGGAAGACAACGATGGCAATAGTACAGTTGGCAAAGCGCAGTTTATTATTGCAAAGCACCGAAATGGTGCAACTACTGATGACATCCTGCTTGGATGGGATGGTCAATATACCAAGTTTAGAGATATTAATGAGCCAATAAATAAAGAAGCACCAGTATTCACAAATAACCTAAAACCAAATGAAGATTTTTAGCATACCAGAATTCGAACAACTTTATCACGCTTGGAAGCGCACAAAGATGCAACCCAGATTTCACGATACATTGAAAGTTGAACGATTTAACCTTACAAAAAAGAAAGTTGTTAAGAAACGCAAAGTTAAGTTAAGCACTAACCATCTTGACCTCCCAGTGAACAATGTTATCCAGCCAAAAGAAACCAAAGATGCATTCAATACAAATCGATTTACAGAACTTATAGAAAAGTATTTAGAAATAGTACACGGTTGTAATTCTGTTCAAAGAATATCATCAGAGGGCAGGGCAAGAATGATAAAAGGTAAAATGATAAGAATAAAAGGATTGAACGTAGGAATGGAAGACCTGCAAGCAATAATAAAAGGCCGATTGTTTGCCATCGAGGTCAAAAGCCCAAATGATAGGCAAAGTGACAAGCAAAAAGAACGAATGAATGAAGTTAGGTCAGATGGAGGTGTTTACATTTTGGCCACATCATTTGACCAAGTGCAAAATGAAATATTAGGATATTTAAAATAATTAGTACATTTGTGGTATGAAAAGTAAACAAACAACAAACATTAAGTCAACAGAGTTAATTGCTGATGACAAGAACTTTAATAAAGGTAGCGAGAATGGCGCAGAAATGATACGCAAATCGTTCCAAAAGTTTGGAAGCGGCAGGTCTATCCTAATTGATAAGAACAACCGTATAATCGCAGGAAATAAATCAGTTGAATATTCTGGCATTGAAGATGTTCTTATTGTCGAATCCGATGGCACGCAATTAATAGCAGTAAAACGTACAGATATTGATTTGGATTCACCACAAGGCAGAGAGATGGCACTGGCTGATAATGCATCTGCAAAGGCTAACATCGTATTTGATGCTGAATTGATTGAAGCAGAACTTGGTGAAGCGGTTTGTGAGGAGTGGAACGTACCAAAGGCCGAAATAAAAAAAGAGGTTGAGGGCAATTTTGACGATGAGGGTATTGAGGGCAAAAATCAGTACGGTGTAATTGTTATTTGTGAAAGCGCGGGAACGCAGGAAAGCGTTTTTAACGACCTTACAAATATGGGCTTTAACTGTAAAATTGTTGTAACGTGAAAATAAGCGTAAGAAATAAAACGGCTGACTTTAATAGTTACCGAGCCGCCCGAGTTAAATCGCTATTTAACGCCGAGCGCGGTAACGAGTTTAACCTTGACGCGGATATTGATATTGACGCGGACGAGTGGCAAATTGGTTTAATTGTTGGCCCAAGCGGGAGTGGTAAAACGTCAATAGGTAAACAATTATTTGGCGGCGGTAAAATTATTGACCTTTACGGTGGGTGGGACACCGACAAACCAATTATTGACTCTATTAGCCCGAGCGGTGATTTTGACACCGTAACTGGCGCGCTTGCAAACGTGGGGCTCGGTGACGTTCCAAGCTGGCTAAGGCCGTTCCACGCGTTAAGCAACGGCCAACAGTTTAGGGCGGGGCTTGCGCGAATTATTACGGACGCGCCTAGCGAGGTTATTGTTGACGAGTTTACGTCCGTTATTGATAGGCAAATTGCTAAAATTGGCGCAATGGCCTTTTCAAAGGGCTGGCGCAGAAATAAGGGTAAAAAAATTGTTTTACTGGCGTGCCACTACGATATTATTGAGTGGCTGCAACCCGACTGGGTTTTCGACACGGGGACTGGCGAATTAAAAAAAGCAACCAACTCGGGCCAAGACCAAGTTTCGAGTTGGAAATTAGGAAGGTCAACGCCTCTTACTGGCGATATTTTAAACCGCATTACTATTTAGATTTACCTATGCCCCCTGCAGCCGAGTATTTTATTGGAACGGTTAATGGCGAGTTGGTTTGCCATTTGGCGGTTTGCCCGTTCTTTACGGCCAACGCCTACCGCGCAACAAGGCTGGTGGTTATGCCCGAGTGGCAGGGTGCTGGTGTTGGCACAAAGTTTTTGGAGTGGTGCTGCGAGTATCATAAGGAGGGCAAGGGTCGCTGCGGTAAGGTACTGCCGACATTGTTTCACACCTCGCACCCGCAGTTAATTGGGTACTTAAAACATAGTAAAAAGTGGGTTTTGAAATCGCAGCAGATGTTTGGGGGCAATAAGGTAAAAAGTAAGGCGTCGATTAAAAAGGCACAAACTAATCCCGATGCAATCGGGCAGTCTGCGTCGGGCTACGGCGGCCACTTCCGAGCCGTACAGGGTTTTAAATATACTGGTACGAAATGAAAATACATATTATTGGCGATATAAGCGAAAGGGCGGTTAAACTGGTAGCGGCTGAGGTTATTGGGCGCGGGCATGAGTTAACAGGGGTTAACGGGTGCGACGTTGCTATTGCCCCGCTTTTAAGGCAAACCGTAACCAACGATTTTATTGCGCAAACCAAAAACGGCGTGCTTGTTTTTCACCCATCATTATTGCCAACGCGTAGGGGCGCAAACGCAATAAAGTGGGCGTATAAACACGGCGATAATATTATGGGCGTGACGTGGTTTTGGGCGGTTGAAAAAATGGACGCGGGGGATATTTGCGCGCAGGAGGCTTTCCCGTGTGATAAAAATTTAACGCCGAGAGAGCATTACGATAGTAAAGTTTTGCCCGCGTTAATGAGAACAATTCGCACCGCCCTAACCGAGTTTGAGGCGGGTTACTTTAGGCGCGTGCCGCAGGTACACGAAAACTCAACGTTTGACTTTAAACAGTTTATGTAATGGCAACACCATCACCTAAACACACCAAATTCATTGAGTTAGTTGCCAATGGCATATCGCAGGATAAAGCCTATATTGAGGCTATTGCACAAAAGAAAGTAAATGGTAATACTGCCAGAAGCAAGGGCTCAATACTTGCTAAAAGGTATGCAAATGAAATCCAAGAACATAAGCAGTTAGTTAAGCAAGCAATTAACAATGCCACATCAACTGCCATAACCGAAATGGCCGAAAAGAATATTCTATCAACTGCAGAACGAATGGAGATGTTGAGTAAGATTGCCAAAGGTGAAGTTAAAATAAAAAAACCATTTGTTATTGCTGGCAAAATTATGGAGTACCCAAGTGAGCCAGACCATAACGACAGAACTAAAGCCATTGCCGAACTTAACAAGATGGATGGAAGTTATGCAGCTGCCAAAACCGAAACAACTATCACCGACAACCGCCCACCATCAACGGTTACGATGCCTGATGGAACTAAGATTGAAATTTAATGAATGTTGATTTACAAGCCAACCCAAAGCAATACGATTTCTACA